CAAAAGCTTTTGTTTGACTTCAAATTTAAAGATCCTCAAAAAGCTTCTGAAGAACAAGTAAAGGACAATAGAGCTGAAATGTATCACGGTATCAAGTTCAGTGATTTGAAGGACATATTAACTTTTATAGTCAATAATTATGATCAATCAATTGAGTATATCAACAATTTCATCAAGGTGCGTTTGAGTAATAGTTTGGAAGAAGAGGATGAGATTCCACCGGCATTAGATTTGAAAAAGATAACGTATCAAATAGGAGATCACGAAGAAGTTATTGATTTAGAAAAAGAGAATGAGAAAGAGTTGAAGAAGGAATTGAAAAATATAATGAGATGTTATAAAGAACAACAGACAAGACAAGGAGATGATGTAATTGTTATAGAGAAAAAAGAATTGATGAGTAAATTGAATCAATTTACAAATGAGTCAAAAAAAGGATTATGGAATAGGATCAAAGAGCTTACGGGATGGAAAGCGTCAAAAGTGGAGTTGGAGCAAAGTGATTCAGAAGGTGAAGAAGGGTCGTTTAAGTATAAAATAAAGTATAATTAATTTACAACCTTCGCGGGTTTCAAATTATGTGCCGTTTACCAACAATTCCGTCGGTACTTGTATGTAAATTCTTCCTTTTCACAAACGGTAACAAACAAGGGGTTATCTGCGCGCAAAGAAAATCAAAATATGGGGGTTATAAATCTTTAAGTTGTATTAATTTTCACACCCGGATAACTTTAAGTTATTTTGTGTGTTAGAAAAATAACATCTGAATTTTATAAGTATGGGTAACCGAATGTTTCATTTATTTATTAATTCATCTTTTCTTAAATTGATTTAATAAAAAATTCTTAAAATCATTAAAATACTTGTTCGTTTAACACAAATTTTTTAATATTTTCACATTGCTTTTTCAATTTTTGGATTATTACCTACATAAATAACTACTTCTTCAATACTTGGAAATACCAAATTAGGATCATCTTTTACATCATAGTTGATAATTGCTCAAGAATATTGTCGACTTTATATTATAAATAAAGTTATGGATTCTGGTGTAGCCCTTGAGAATCAATCCAATGAATTATATTTATTTGTAAATTTGCATTTCTTCTAGATTGTAGTCGAATTTTTAATTTTCTAATATTTTGCAATCAAATTTAAAAATAAAAGTAATAAGAAAAAAAATCCAACTACAGACATTTTGAAATCATCGATATTGCGATAAGGTGGTGTTATATCATGAATATTAGCCATTGTTTCGCTTGTTCTATAATAATTTTCATTTTGTTCAAACACACTAGGCGGAGTTGAAGTGGTTTGTGAAATTTTTTCTGTGTAAATATTTCCTGCTTGAAAAGTTAAATATCCTCCTAATGATTGTAAAACTTTATTGTATGGATACATAGCATATTTAAAGTAACCACCATCACCCCAGTTTGGACCAAATGTATTTCTACAATGCCAGTAATCTACAAAATCTTTATTTCCATTGTTATCAATATCAATATAAGAACGACCCCAGCCAATTATTACAACAGCATGCTTTCCATCTTCTTTATAAGTAGTATTTGCTGGTAAAAATTTTTCAGGTGATTTTAAATCATAATTTCCGTTATGAAAATATATGCCTGAATTTTTGTTAAAATTTCCATTACTCCAATTTTCAAGTACAACAAACCCCATTATAATTGGACCATTTTTATATACAAGATCTTTCAATATAGTTGTAGTTGTATCTAAATTGGAGTTGGAAATTTTTCTCATATTTTTTATTTTGTAAACTAATCTTGTAATAGGTTCTCCATCAGAAGTGGTTGAAAAAAAACAACCTTTGGGTGTTATTGTTGTATTTAAATAATTCATAAGTTCATCATCTGTTAATGAACCTAAAATATTTTTATTTCTATATTTACATTTCCTATTTGAAGAACACCATGAATAGTCCACACATCTTTCACTTACAACTCCTTTACTTTTTTCAATTTCTGACAACAATATTGCTGGATTACCTCCACGACATTTATCAAGAATATTAACATTAAATTGTTTATAATTATAAGTTTGCATTAAATAAGTTGTAGAAATCATCGGATTCCACGTCACAGCACCTCCGGTGCCTTCTGGTAGCACCCGTCCATCGACCAAGTTTTGCTCCGCTCCGGGTAGATTTTGCGGTGACTGGCCTGAAACGATGAAGACGTCATTAATGCAAGTAGCGACTGCCATTGCAAAACAAGAACCGCAATTGTATTGATGTTGTGGCTTTGTTATTATTTTTTTTTTATTTATCATTTCTTTTGTATCGTTCGTAGTTATTATACCCCAACTAAATTCAGTTGGTAATGTTTCAGAAGCAATTGATGCTGCAGTAAACCAGTTAGGATATGCTTGTAATTGTGGAATCATTGAAAAATCTATATCAGTATTTAAAAAACTCATTTTTAGTCCTGTGTATAAATTTAAATACATCGCTGCGCTATTCTCGTCAATTTTCAATCGGGTTAAGGAGAAGAATATCGGATCTAAAAATGCCCAAGCCTAGATCTCCCGAATTCAAAGAGGTAGCTTCACGCCGACCCCAATCAAAAAAAACAAAAGAATCAAATGATAAATGGACCCCATCGGATGAGGAACACCCTATCTCCGACCGCGATCCCATTCACAGAGTACAAGCTTCTCTGCAAAAGGTACCCTTGCGCGAAAAGCCAGAGCGGGTTCTGCGATCTCCAGCAGCAGAGCTCGGACGAAAAAGTAGTCGCGGATCCAACGGCCCACGCCCATCCCAAAGATCCCACCTTACGGAACGATGCGCGGCCCCCCGACAGAGCTTCGCCGAAATCGAAAAAGTTTCACCTTCGGTGGTAGCATGCGACGTCCAATCAGATTATGAAGAATGGACCGGCTTCGTCGCACCAGTAGCCGCTTCGCGGCCGGAGCCAAAGACGGTAAATGAATTGAACCCCCAACAGACTGGGCAGGACTCTTACCCGCGAAAATATCCTGAAGCTATTGCAAACTTAATTGAGTTGAGTTTAATGGAAGCGGATCAAGTTAGAGAAGCGTTTAAAGGGCGTCGGCAAAATTATGTGAGAATTTTTCAAGCTTACAAAGACAAATTGGCAGATCGCGATTATTCAATTATTCGCGGAGCTACTGGCTATTTATATGAAAATAGTCGAATTAAATCAATCAATGAAGAAACTGCTTTATGGATGTTAGGAATTTATGAAATTCCGGCAAGCCAGATTCAATCTTACACAAGTAAAGCAGTTCTAGAGAAGATTGCAAAAAATTGTGGGCTTTCGAGTTCAGGAAAGAAAGCAGAAGTTCTTATTAAAAATATTCGATCAGTTATTGATTCAAGCAAATAAATGGAAATGCGACGAAGAAATTGACAATTTGCCTTAATTTATATATTTTGAATCCAATGTGGAGATATAAATATTATAAATTGATCAAAATTTTATATTACGAACAAACAAGTAATACAAAATACGGGGGTTATCTTTCAAATAAATTGATTTTTAATTAGAAATACAAATAATATTTTTTTTTAAATTAGGGCCAGTAAATGTATTTATTTATTTTGTTCAAATTATTTAAATTGTAATTTGTTGGATCTCTTGGTTTTATGTATATAAATTCAGCATCTGTTTTCAAACAAATTGAGAAGCAAAAGAAACTGCTGTCGGACATAATTATTTTTGACGCTTTTTCTATAAGTGTTTTATAATAAAATAATGAATGATTAATAAATTTTTCTGCAATATCGTAAAATTTATGGTCTTTTTTATAAACATTCTCGCATGGATTGATGACAAGAATATCATTGCAACTAAAATTAAAATATTCCTCAGCATCTTTCAATGTAAATATTTGACCAATTGAAGACGATGAATGTATAAAAATATAATTTATTTCTTCATTAAGTAATAATTTATATAAATCTTTATCATTCATTTCTTCTGAAGAAATATGGTAATAATCCCAAAATATATTACGATCAATTTTCATATCATCATAAAAATTAAAAGGTAAGTCAGCGTAGACTCTCCAGGCCCCGTCTGGAGGGTAGTAGGCATTATGTTTAGAATCAAATATATGATGTCCTGCAATATACGTATCATAGTTTTCAGTAATTTTTTTAAATTTTTTTATATCAAATTCGAATGGTACACTAATATCACAATCGTCTTGAACTAGATATAATTCTATGTCTGGATCGTCGGCATAAATTAATTGAATATTTTGTTGATTGCATGTTTTACATACAACTTTGACTTTATCATATTTTGTGGCTAAATATCTAACTAGTCCAATCATACAAATATTATCACCTAATCCCAAATGAGATAATACGAATGCGCGTTTTAATTTATATCCTTTTTGTTCTTTTAAATTTGAATTACACAAAATATTTATTTTATTTTTAACTCTGTATCTGTCGTCATTTTCATTGGTAATATCTTTAAATAATTGATTTTGCTTTAAAATAAGTTTTGTTTTTTCATTAGGACTAAGATTTTTGTTATTATGTTCTAATTTTTTAAATTCGTCTAATTTGTTCCATATGCTTTGATTTATTTTGTATAAAATTTTAAAATGAAACTCGTATTTACGTTCATACTCTTGTAATAAGTTTTCGATAAGTGTAAGTTCTTTTAATACTTCACATCTTTTTTCTTCTTCATCAATTTTGATTAATTTTATTTTCAAGATTGATAATTTATCAAGAGCATCTCCAATTGGAATTTTTAATGATATTTCTGACATTTTATATTTTATTTTTACTGAAAAAATAAAATAATCAAACAAACGAGAATGCTTTATCCTTCTCAAATGCAATGATTATCAAAAATTAATTATTTCTAATATCTTTTGAATTTTGTCGAAATATTTACGGAAATTCAAATTTAGTGACGCCAATTCAATTATTCAATATTTTTTTCAATAAAATTTGAAAAATCATTTGTAAGAATTATTAACATTTATAAAACATGATGAAATATTCAAAAAAAAATGAAATTGATGATGGTATGCGTTTAATTAAAGAATTTTACAAAACCACTCAATTCGTAAATCACCAAATTGATACATACAATTATTTTATAACCAAGGGTATGCAATCAATCGTGAAACGAGAGCCTGAACTTAGAATTTTAAACGACGAAGTAGATTCTTCAGGTAAACAACTTTGCACTACTCCAACAATGATACTTAAATTTGGACACGTTTATGTAGATAAACCTAAATTTATTCATCCTAATAGAACTATTTTACCTCTGTTTCCAAACGAAGCAAGACAAAAAAACATTAGTTATGAAGGAACCATTTACGCATCTCTCAAAGTAATCAATACTGATACAAATCAAAGTACAATTCACAATCAGGTTCCTATTGGTAAAATACCAGTAATGCTTCGTTCAAATGTGTGTAATTTAACTGAAAACAACAGAATTCAGAATAAAGAATGTTCAAATGATTATGGAGGTTATTTTATAATAAAGGGGAAAGAACGTGTTTTAATAGGTCAATTAAGAAGGGCATATAATAAAGTGTATGTTGAATACAATGCAGAAGACAAATTTAAGTATTTGGCTGAAATTAGAAGCACTAATGTTCAAGGAAATTCAATTTTAATTCAATTAAAAATTAATACTTTGACACATGAATTCTTTTTCTCTCTTCCATATATTAAATTTTTATTACCAGCAGGCCTTGTTTTCAAAGCATTAGGTGTATCTGAAGCCGATATGATTAAATATTGTGGAGTAAAATCGAATTTGCAAATTAAATCTATTTTAATAAAACAATATAATGTAAAATTAACTCAAAAAGACGCAATTTTATCGATTGCGAACGAATTAGATGATGATACAAAAGATTTCGAGTATATTCAAACAATTTTGAACAAGGAGCTTTTTTATCATTTGGGAGATCTTACGACTGAAAAATCGGCAATTCATTTGGGCTATATGATGAAAAAATTAAGTGCGGTTGTTTATTACAAAAAAACTATTGATGATAAAGACAGTTTAGCAAATAAAAGATTAGACTCAACTTCATCTTTGATCTGTTTTTTGTTTCAAGGATTGTTCAAGCAATTTGTAAAGACGATAAGTAATCAACTGAAAACAAAAAAAAACCCAGACCCCATTAGTGTAATTAAGTCAATTAATATTATTACACAAGGTTTGAATATATCTTTTATGACTGGAAATTGGAATACACAAAAAAGTTCCACGTTCACAAGAGTTGGTGTGTCACAAGTTTTATCGATGCAAAATTATGGAGCTAAAATATCACATCTTCGACGTATTATGTTACCAATTGGAAAAAAAGGTAAAAACCCACACGCTCGACAACTTCATTCATCTCATTTTTCTTTCATATGTCCATATGAAACACCAGAAGGAGACACTGTTGGTATTGTTTCAAATTTAGCACTGTCTACTCAAATATCAGTAGAAATTCCAAAAAAGGATGTTGAGCGAATACTTGAAAGAATAAAAATATTTAGAAAAGATGTTGATGGAAAAATACTACTTATGATTAATGGAAACATTATTGGATCATGTGATGACGGATATGTGTTCTATTCAAAATTTAATGAATTTCGCAATTCCGATTTAATTGATAGTTCAGTCTCAATAGTTTGGATAAAAGATGAACAAGAAATCCATATTCAAACAGACGAAGGAAGATTATTGAGACCATTGTTCGTAATTGGAGAAAAAAATAAAATTTGTTATAAAGAACAGGATCTGCGATCCCAGGCCGAAGGCCTACCTCAATTTTCATGGAAAGAACATGTTCAAAACAATAATATTGTGTTCAGAGAAGTCTGGGAACTTGAACAATCAGTAGTTGCAATGACAGAAGAAGATTTGAAAAAAAATAAATGTGATTACCTTGAAATATGTCCCGCTGCCACAATGATGGGAGTAATGGCTTCTGTTATTCCATTATCAAATCATTCACAATCTCCAAGAAATGCGTATCAAGCATCAATGGGTAAACAAGCAATTGGTCTACCAAGCGAAGCATTTCAATATAGATATGATACGACATTACACGTTTTGGATTCCCCGCAGCAACCGTTAACAAAGAATGAAATGGTAAATATGTTGCATTTTAATGAAATGCCTCATGGAGCAAATCCAATTGTGGCAATAATGACGTATACAGGCTTTAATCAAGAAGATAGTGTAATATTGAATAAGTCAGCAATAGATCGAGGGTTGTTTACATCAACAACATATAAAACAATAATGGAAGAAGAAAAAAAGAGAGGCAATTCTGATTTTGAATGCATTTGTTTGCCAAAGTATCAATATCGCAATAGAAATTACGATTATTCATTACTTGATGACAAAGGTCTAATTTGTAAGAAAAACATATATCTTAAAAAAGGAGTAGTTATTATTGGCAAAACTAGCAATAAAGTTAAGAAAGGAGATAAAAACAAAGATATTCAAACATCTGATGTCAGCGTTACTATTAAGCATGGCGATGAAGGATACCTTGATTCAGTTTTAGATACAATGACAAATGAAGGAATAAGAGTTATTAAAATTCGAATTAGAATTCCTCGAATTCCCGAAATAGGAGATAAATTTGCATCATCAACAGCTCAAAAAGGAACTTGTGGTATGATCTACAGACAAGAAGATATGCCATTTGACAAAAATGGTATTACTCCTGATCTTATTATTAATCCTCATGCAATTCCTTCGAGAATGACAATTAATATGCTTATTGAAATGTGTTTCAATTTAATTGGATGTAAATTAGGTATTGAAATGGATGCTACTCCTTTTAAACATGATAATATTGAAAAAGAATTATCTGATTGGGCCGAAAAAACAAATTTAGGTTCATATTCTAGTACAATGTTTTCAGGTTTAACTGGAGATCGATTTCCTGAAAAAATATTTATGGCACCGTGTTTCTATCAAAGACTGAAACACATGGTCATTGATAAAATTCACGCTCGCGTTGCCGGCCCATTAGATACTTTAACTCACCAACCAGTCGCAGGAAGATCAAGAGATGGCGGATTACGATTTGGTGAAATGGAAAAAGATTGTATGCTTAGTCATGGATCGACGAGAATTTTGAAAGAGTGTTTGTTTGATAAGAGTGATAAATACACAATTCCAATATGTATGGATTGTGGAAATGTTCCAAATAAAAGAATATACTGTAATAATTGTGAAGACAATAATATTGAAATCAAAAATATGCCATATGCAACTAAATTATTATATCAAGAACTCATGGGTATGGGTTTGAAATTGAAAATACAATAAACACAAACAAAAATTTAAATATATTTATAACACACGTGCACACGTGTTATAAATATGCTAAAAAACAATCCTGAACTTGTTAGGAACCCGACTTAACAAAAACGGCAAAAAAATTAAAAATATTTATTATCTTTTAATGCAACATCTAACTGCCTATTCAATTCTTTGTACATTTCAATTTCTTGAAGAATTTCTTCATTCCTTTTTTCATGTTGAATATGCTCTTCAGCCATTTCTTTTATTAAGATTTGATTTTGTCTTGACATTTCATCCATTCCTTTAAGAATATCATCCATGTTCTTAATTTGTTCATCCATTTCCTTCATCATTATCTGATTTTGCCTTGACTGTTCATCCATTTCCTTCATCATTATTTGATTTTTTATTGACTGTTCACTTGTTAAAATATCAATTTCTTTTTGAATTTCTTGTGGTAATTGTCTGTAAATATTAACACATTCTGAATCATGTTGGCGTTGAATAAAATGATTAAAAATTTGTTTGGCCGTCATGCCACTGAAGGTTGGTGGCTTGCAGGTCACTGCGTTCCTCGCCGCCTGTACAATCGTGTCCGCCATGAGGGCTGCATTAACGTTTTTAATTAGGTTATCATTGTTCTTACTTTGTTCATTAAAGTTCTTAATTTGTTCATTAACGTTCTTAATTTGCTCATCATTGTTCTTAATTTGTTCACTGTTCTTCATCATTATTTGAAGTTCTTGTGGATATTGAATTGTTGTCATTTTTTTAAATAAATTTGATTATTTAACTTATTTTAAAAATTGATTTTAAAATCCAAAAATTATACATTAATAAATAAATATGAATTTCGAACAAGAAAATCAAAGATTAAATCAAGAAAACCAACAACTTATTCGACAAGTACAACAACTGACTAATGAGAATCAGAGTTTAAATCAGCGAATCCAACAACTGACTCAACAAGTCCAACTGTTCACTGATCGATATCACCAACTGATTGCTGAAAATCAACAATTGACTCAGTCACTAAGAAAATCTCAAACAGATCTTCAATCATCACATCGAAATAATGAAAATATGGCCAGAGAAAAACTTGAATATCAAAATAGATGTTCGGACATGACAAATCAAAACAGAGAATTAACTACACAAGTCCGTTCAGCTATTTGTGGAAGATGTGCAGGTCGAGCTAATTAAAATCATTTTTGAGATGCTTTTCTTTACTTTTTTATAACTCTATCGAGTTATAAAAACAAACTGCGAAACTTTAATCGCAATACAACATTTCATAAAGTAATGATCGTAATGGTACACAAATCAAACGATATTCATAAATTTTAAAACGTATTTCAATATTTTGGTCTCATGTTACCACAAAATTGTTGATATTATTATTTGTTTATGTCTTTAACGGTAAAATAGTTTTTGAATTAATACCTGAAGGGTGAGAAACTATTTAGTTTTATAAAGTGTGAAATAAAACCGCACACACAATTGAGATTCAATAAACTATTTATAACTATTCACGAATTGTGTTTATTCACTGCCAATCAATAAAAATAACCATTGATTTTAGACACATATGAAAAAATGAAAACAATATGCGGTAACTTGCCCTGTAGATCCTGTGAAAGTTCATTTAAATTTCTATTATCCTCTTCCTCTTATTTTCTTTAATTTTTCTAATTCTATTTCTAATACATCAACGTCTTTTTTGCAGTTTTTTAATTTTTCGTTTTTTTGATTTATCCGTTCTTGATTGTCTTTTATCCAGATCTTTAACTGAGTTTTACGTTTTTCGCAATTTTCTAATTGTGTATCAAGATCAAGTTCTTCAGTTTGCGCAGCTCCTAGCATTTTATTTAAATTTTTAACTTGTTTGAAACATGAATTATACCAAATCCATAATCCATAGAAAGTTGTTATTGACAACAATAAAATAATAATTTGATTGGTTGGTGGCATTTTTAACACAAAAATAAAAAATATAAAAATACTTTGCATGCATTGCATTTATAAAATTTTGATCTGATATTTTATAATTCGTGATGTGATGAAAAAAAGAAGAACTATTTGACAATATTAAAAATAAAATATGATTCTTTGATCGATAAAGGTGGATTGAAAATTTAACCAAAAATTAATTTTCAAAAAAAATTTGAAAAAAGAGTTATCCGGAAGAATATTAAATAAAAAGATGTCCCCAAATCAAATAATAAAAAAAACTGACTCGTCTATTGCCGTCCCTTCAGACCATTCAAAAAGTGGCCTTAATGATTTCCTTAAAGAATTGAAAGCACCAAATGATCCAACTCACACACATGTATCAATGGGAATTCCGAGAGGTGTTTTTTCAGCAGGATCAAGAATGAAAGAATTTTGGGAACGTTATTTAAAAGCCATTTCGTTAAACCAATCTGTTTATCTTGCTGAAAATCCTGGTAAAGAAACACCTATTCTTGTTGATATTGATCTAAGGATTAAAAAATCTGTAATTCCATCATCAAATCACACAAATCATCTATATACAAATAAACAAGTTTTAGAAGTAATTTCGGCTTATCAAAAAGCAATTAAAGAAGTTGTAGATGCTCCAAAAGATGAAGCATATACATGTGTACTTTTAGAAAAAAAGCCATATGAGACGGAAATAGGAGGAGAGAAGTATATTAAAAATGGTTTTCATTTGCATTTTCCAAAAATTTTTCTTGATAGAAAAGTTCAAGAAGTTTACATTATTCCAATTGTTAAGAAATTAATTCCAAACATTTTTGATAATATCGGAGCTAAAGATTTTATCGACACGAATTCCATAAGTGTTCATTGGTTATTATACGGGTCAAAAAAACAAAACAACCTCGCATATAAAGCAACTAAATGTTTTGGAAAGAATGCCGAAGAATTAACATTCGAAGACGCATTAGGTGATTACATTTGCAATACATACTGCGGTGAATCTAAAATTTCATGCAAGAACCGTGTAATTGAATTACTTCCAAGAATTTTATCAATTTCATTATATAATAGAGCAGATTTGTATTATTATCACCCCAAACCTAGTGTTATCACACCATTATTTGAAGAATTTCAAAAAATTAAAAGAAAGAGAAAAGAATATGATCAATTATCTATTGATAAAGCTTTGGAAGAAGCTCAAATACTTCTTACTATGCTCAAAGATATTAGAGCCGATGATAGAGCTACATGGTTAAGAGTTGGATATTGTCTTTGGAATATAACTCAAGGAGATGATGATGGGTTAACAACCTGGTTAGAGTTTTCGGAAAGAAGTGATAAATTTGATGAAAGTGAGTGTTTTTCATTATGGCATAAGAGTATGCGTCCAAATAAATTTACAATTGGGACGTTAAAATATTACGCAAAACAAGACAGTCCGGAAATGTATGAGCAGATGATTAATGAAAAATCTAATCACTTGATTGTTGAAGCTGTAAATGGATGTCACACTGATGTTGCTAAAATTTTATACAACGAGTATGGAAATGAATTTATATGTACATCTATATCAACAAAAGAATGGTATCATTTTAAAGATCATATATGGAAACAATTGGATAGTGGAACTGCGTTAAGAGAGAGAATATCATCAAATGATGGAATTATAATCAAACAACTAATTGCAAAAAGAAATGAAATTCAATGGAATGTAACAGATGAAGAAAAAAAAGAAAAAGAATTTGAAAAGCGATTGAAGAAAATTAGCGATCTTATTAAACAATGTAAAAGTACTCCGTTTAAAAATCATGTAATGCGAGAATCACAGGAAGTTTTCTATAATTCAGAATTTTACAATTTATTAAATAAAGATCCGTATCTAGTGGCATTTAAAAATGGCGTCTATGATTTTAATAATGTAATTTTCAGAGATGGAAATCCTGAAGATTACATATCAATATCTACTCCAATTGAATATATTGATTATCGATCTATTGATCATCCAGATGTTATTGAAGTTGATGACTTTTTTCAAAAAGTGTTCCCAGATCCTGATGTACGAGACTATTTTTTAAATCAAGCATGTCAGGTATTTGTTGGCGGAAATCATGATAAAGTGATACTTTTTTGGACAGGCGAAGGTAACAACGGAAAAACGGTGACTCAAACATTATTTGAAAAAATGTTAGGACGATTAGCTGTCAAATTTAATACAACCATCATTACTGGCAAAAAAACACAAACTGGCGCTGCAAATCCTGAACTTGCCAGAGCCGGAGATGGTGTTAGATGGGCTGTTATGGACGAACCCAATCAAGATGAAGTGATAAGTTCAGGAACGTTGAAGGCATTAACAGGAAATGATTCATTCTGGGCGAGAGATCTATTTCAAAAAGGTAAAGAAACGAGAGAAATTCAACCACTGTTCAAATTGCATATGATATGTAATAAATTACCAATTATAAAAGATGTTGAAAAAGCAGTTTGGAATCGTATTAGAGTTATACCGTTTGAAAGTACTTTTTTACCAGATAATGAATGTCCTGAAGATTATGAAGAACAAATTGCTCAGAAAAAATTTCCAATGGATAGAAATTTCGCCGACAAAATACCCAAAATGATTCAACCCCTCGCTTGGTATCTTATTCAACGCTGGAAAACTATTAATAAACTCGAACAATTCATACCTGATAAGGTCAAAGTTGCAACCGATATGTACAAAAGAGAAAACGACTTATATCACCAATTTGAACAACAATGCGTTTTTTATGAAAAGGATGCACGTCTTACACCTGCTATTTTGTATTCTCATTTTAAAGAATGGTGCAAAGAAGAATGTCCTAATAGTGCCATTAGCAATCGAAGTGTTGTTAAACAGCATTATATTAAAATATGGGGAGAATTAGAGAAAGGCAGGTATTGGTTACATAAAACGTGCAAACAACCTGATGAAAATAATCCTATGTTAGTTTAATTTAGATCAACTCAAATCAAAATTATTTATTTATTGTATTAAAAAATGAATAGAGACGCATGCAATGAATTCTTCATGTTCCCTACCAGAAACCCTCTCACAAATAGATTAATCAAACCGCGAGGACCTACTTATAATACACTTATGAGAGCTTGTTCAGGAAGTCGACCCAGAAGTCGGAAACCTATCAGACGCAGATCTAGATCAAGATCTCGATCAAGATCTCGATCAAAATCACCACGACGCATAGTTCCTAGATATCATCCATCAATGGTTAATGGGAGACCGTCTTCATCGTCACGTCGCATAACACCTCGATATCATCCAACAATGATGAGAAAAAATCAAAATGAAGATGATGATTATCTTACTGCTCATTATATGTTTAATTATTAAAATGTCCAAATTATGAATTTTTATAATCCAAATGGATTTATAAAAATATATTTTGTTAGTTGAAAATCTAAACATGAATTCAATTTACCTAAAAAATGATTTTAAATTTACAAAATTATTAAAACTTTAAAAATTACAAAAATATGTTAATAAAAATATTATTAATATTTTTCCAATTACTGTTTATAAACGGAGTTATTTGGAAAGACGATGCTTGTATAACTAATTGTATGAAATATAAAAATTACCATTATTGTTATACTAGTTGGACTAAATGGAAAAAATGCGATCCAATTAACTTAGTAGTTGATAGAAATGTACATGAAGAATATTATAAAACAAAAACAAAAAATGTATGGTGTACAGGTAGATGTGGTAAATTTAGTTACCATACTGAATGGTGTTTTGTCGGACTTGATGATTGGAAAGAATGTACAACAAAAAATGCAATAATAAAAACTGTATTAAACCATATTAACTCTAACATCAACAAATATGGAACTTGTGATTTAAGTAACCTTAAAATAAAAAACCCCAAAAAAAAATTAAAAAAACGTAACACAAACGACATTGATGTTAATAATTTAGCTTCAAATATTATTAGTAGCCGACACTACTACACTGAACAATTAAACAACCCAACTACATCTATTACAGATTATTCTACCATTCGAGCACCATCTATACCAAACCATGATGATCTAATGTTAACTGTTAGAATTAGAGCAAGAATTCGTTATAATCATTTACAATCAAGAACATCAATGTCCAGTCGTTTAAACATTTTAATGAGAAATATGGACATGATTGCCGGTCAAGATGAAAGAGGTCATTTAATTGCAGCTTCTTTAGGAGGAACAAATGATCCATTTAATATAGTACCTCAATATCGTGGTACTAACAGACGATCTGGATCAAACTCACATTGGTTTACAGTTGAAAATGAAATACGAACGTTCATAAATCAAGACAGAAGAAATAGCGTCGGATTACACGTAATAGTGTTATACAACGATCTTATGGTATCTAGGAGACCTAGAAGTTTTGTTACGCAAACTATTTTTTACAACTCACATGGTTCTATAATTCGAGATAGTGGTTCTTGTTATTTTACAAACAATCCAAACGGCCCAGATCTTAACGAACCAGATTTAGGATTCATTCACGATGAATTTAAAAAACGAATACGACGAAAACCTCCTCCAACTACTAAAAAACGTAAAACAACAACTACCAAAAAACCTAAAACAACAACTACCAAAAAACCTAAAACAACAACTACCTCTCTTTCAGATGAGTATAATTCTTTTTCAGATGAGTATAATTCTTTTTCAGATGAGTATAATTCTTTTTCAGATGAGTATAATTCTTTTTCAGATGAG